GGCAGCATCAGCTCCCGACCCAGTATCAGAACTAGTCTTAGCAACTATGACTGGTCTGTAAAGAAGTGACGACCTGTAGTCTGTTGAGGTACGGTATGCTACGCCAGCCACGCACTAGCCCTCCAATGCTGTCACTCTAGCTGACAGTTCTTGCACTGCTTTAACTAGTGGGGCTAATAGTTCTGTGTATCGTAAACCTTGACGTTCAACAGTTTGCACTTCATCGCCCATATCATTTACATCTGTTCCAGCTTCATCGTTAGTCCACAACGCTCTACCAGTAGCTTTGTTGCCTAAAGCAGTAGCTACTTCTTGAGCTATAAAACCCATGTGTGTTCTTGTGCCTGTGTATCCGCTTCGGTCATCCCATTTGTATGTGACAGGTCGCAATGAATCTATAAACGACAATCCAAGATCAATGTTAGTTACCGTTGTTTTGTCTCTTTGGTCTGATGTTTGGATTGAGCCGTTTGTTGCTCGTATGTCATCCCAACGATAGCTTGAAGCTCCGCAATCTTGATGATTGTCATTGTAAGGATAAAAAGAAGTTGGCGACATCACATACTCTGCTACGTTGTACAAACCAAAATAATGTCGCACCAAGCTAGTATAAAAGTGGTTACCGCTAGTGCTTTTAGGACCAACACTACATGTTCCATCGCCTGTATTCACCATCAAATCATCAGAACCCCCATCATACAATTTAGGACCATTCGTAGTCTCATCCCCAAGAATAAGATAACCGTTACACAAGAAATTTGTATCATCCCATGTTAAATTAGCTGAACTACCAAACGACCCACCGTCATTAAATTGTATGTAGGTATCAGAACCAGAAGGAGTACCAGTAGGACCAGTTGGACCAGTGGGACCAGTCGGACCAGTGGGTCCAGTTCCACCAGCAGGACCGCTAGGTCCAGCAGGACCAGTAGAACCAGTTGGACCACTAGGCCCAGTAGGGCCAGAAGGTCCATTAGGTCCATCAGGACCATCAGGGCCAGTAGGTCCAGTAGAACCTGTTGGCCCAGAGGGACCAGTTGGACCAGTAGGACCAGTTGGACCAGTACCACTAGGGCCAGTTGGTCCTGTTGGACCTGTTGGACCTGTTGGACCTGTTGGACCACTTGGTCCAACTAGAGAAACGCCAGAAGGCCATGACCCAGTAGCTTTAGGACCAAAAATCTCGTTATCGCTTGTTTGGATATAGAAATCGCCGTCTACACCAGTAGGTCCAGAAGGATCTCCTGAACCATTCAAAACTGTTTTCCCAGCAGTTCCAGTTGGGCCTGTAGGCCCAGTCGGACCAGTCCCCCCTGAAGGTCCAGCAGGTCCAGTTGGACCAGTTGGACCAGTACCACCAGCGGGTCCAGTGGGACCAGCAGGACCAGTAGAACCAGTAGGACCGTTAGGACCGTCAGGACCGTCAGGACCAGTCGGACCAGTAGAACCTGTTGGACCACTTGGGCCAGAAGGACCGCTTGGCCCAGTAGGACCAGCGGGTCCAGTCGGACCCGCAGGTCCAGTACCACCACTAGGACCACTTGGGCCTGTAGATCCAGTATCACCTTTAGAAGCTAACGTCTGCCAATACGCTGATTCCGCTGGCGTATTCCCAGTCGTAGCTTGCCTAGCCACATAAGAAGAACCGTTATAGGTTACAACATCGCCAGCAGCGTAAGTAGTGCCACCTGCATATGTTCCTTCATAATCTGGACCATTAGCTATTGCTACCTGAACAATAGGATCTAATAGTTTGGTGTATTGAATATCTTTAGGCATTTAGTAATCCGCTGTAAATGTTAATGTAGCTACGTTTGCATCTGAAGGATCACCTTCAAATGCGCCGTACACTTCTGAATAGATAGGTGAACCTCCGTTTCCTGTGTTAGCCAACCAACCGCTAGACATGTCAGAAATCCAAAGGTACTTTGTGGCAGCAGCAGCACCCACGTTAGCATTCAACGCCAAAGCTTGAGTTGCGTTAAACGCCCAATCTTCAAGCGTAGCGAAAGTAATTGTTGCCATATTGGTAGTAGTTAGCAAAGTCTGTGCATTCCCACTAGCAAACGTTCCTCCATCACTACTGTAATAACCAACGTAGTAATTGTTCTCAGTTCCAGAACCATTACCAAATGGGTTAGTACCTGTAGAACCATCACGCTCTAACGTAAGCGTGACACTCGTTAAAGTGGTTCTACCTGTAGCAAGAACTTCAGTTATAGTATCGCCAGTAATATCACCAGTAGATGTCGCATCAGTGAAGTTCATTAAACCTATATGTGTCCCATACCCATAGTAGTTTCCTGCTCGCAGGTCATCGGCTCCTCGCCAACCTGTGCTGCGATACGAATTTGTGGCTGTAGCTTTGAATGAAACAGTCTTAGGATCAGACTTGTTCCACGCTGTTTCCCAAGAATCACCATCCCAATACTTAACAGCAGTAGGATTAGTCCACGCAGAACCGTTCCAATACTTAACGGCTGTACCGTCAGGTATAGATGTCCAAGCTGAACTGTTCCAATAATTAAGAGCCATTAAATATCAATCCAAATATCGCCTGTGCTAGTAGCAGTAGGTTCAGTCGTGCATATAAAAATTGTAGGGTTAGCATCCATTTGATTGCTAGCCACAGTAGCAGCGCCATCACCTCTGTACGCCATGCGAGGCACAGAGTTAGTGCCTGAAAGAGCGCCAGTAAAAGCCAACGTACTAGTTATTGTCACAGCAGCATTAAATGCAGCAGTCCCCGCAAACGTATTCGCACCTGCTAAAGTAGGTAAACTATTATTAATATAGTTTTCTACTTCAGTAAAGTTAGTATTCATCTCAGAAGCAACAATCGCATTGCCAGCTTGAAAATTGTCATTAGTTATAGCTAAAGTCATTAACGTACCTTCCTATTCTTGTAAGTAAACATAAGCCCATTAATTTCCCAACTACTTGATTGAGAAGGACCATTTATTTTTAGAGCGATAGCTTTAGCCATTCCCAAACTTTGCAAACGCACGATATCAGTAATCGTAGAAGCAGCTTCAGAAGCCCATACACCAGTACCACCCACAGGTTCACCATCTACATCTGAACCAGAAGCCCAAGTCGTAGTAGAACCTGAAGATTCCCAAGTTGAACTAGACTCACGACCAGCTAAATTCAAATAGATAGTCTTATCGCTTGAAGATTTATCATAATCTGAATAAACTTCAATAGGCATAGTTAAAGTTGAAGAAGCATCCAAAACTATTTGAGGCCTACCCCAACGTTTTTTAACTACAGGATTTTTACCAGACATCCAAGGAGTAGTGAAATACGCATTGATGCGGGTTGAGGCACTACCATTGTAGCTATCTGTTGATCTGGATTCCTCTAATTTAATTGCACGACCCTTATCAGCAGAAGTTGAAAACACAGATGTGCCAAGAAGCGTAGGCAGCCCAGCAGGAGGAGAATGCACATGTAAAGTAGTTGCATTTATATCGGTTAAAGTCCAAGCCTCAATAGAAGGATCAAATATAAAAGTATGACGAGCAGTAACTGAACCAGTCTCATAATACTTCAACATATCAACTGTCACGTACAAACGATTCTCGTACCATGCAAGTTGAGGTGCAGTAGTAAAGCTGATTCTCCCATTATCAATAGCAGGCCTTAATTTTTCAAATATGTTAATGAATTGTTCTCCATTGTACAGGTACACTCCTGCACGATCATGCCAGAAGAAGACACCATACGGTGTAGAAACAGGAGATGATAAAGCTATAGATCCCACATCACGAGTCAATGCTGTAACCTGAAAAGAATCAGATCCAAACCCATACATAGCATGAACACTATTGTTTTTAAAGATAAGTAAACGATCAGCTAAAGGAACCAAACCAGTAATAACATCTCCACGTTCACCTACGTCAATATCTACATAATCTGTAGCTGACCATTTCTCAGGATCATTAATATTAGACCAACGAAGCCTTGAATTGTGATAAGTTGAAGGTTCACGAGTTTTGCCCACCCAAGCAAGGTTATTCCAAAAAGTAACATACTGGGCTATAGGGAAATTACCAGCAGTTCCGTCAATATCTGTGCCTAAATCAGCACCACTAGAACCATCCCACTTAAACGAAACAAGATCACCTGACACGCCATAGAATACGTTATTCATAGTCATGCCATACATGCGAGAAGTAGATGTCCTAGCCGTAGGACCACTCAAAGTAGAAAAATTACCACCTGAACTGTACTTTATATTATTACTAGTATCTGCTGTATTCGCAATAATATGCGCTGTGCCTGAATCAGTAAAAAAAGATCCAAGTCCATTAATCTGATGAGCGCTAGCTTGCGTACTATTTAATGCAGCGACACCATTACGGAGCTTAACCCCGCCACGAGGATCTACATCAACATTCAATAAATCAGGGGATTCATTAGGAGAAACATTGAATTGATCAGTACGAAAATTTAATCCCCCTTGGAAACTCTCAAGAACTTGAGTTTGATACGCCTTTTTTGCCATAGCTACTCCCAGCTATAGCGCAAACGGTCACCCATATACGACTGTGAACGCCACCTAGAAGCTCTACTACTATTCATGATAAGAGGTTGAGGTGTAGGAACGTCAATATATCTTGCACGAAGGTTATCTAACTCCCTAGCGAACACACCATAATACTGTCCAGCCATCTCAGGGTCTTCTTGTTGCTCGTAAGCACGAGCAGCCCCATATGTAGCGAATAGAATATGGAAAGGCTCAGGGAAATCAGAAGGCTCTGTGGCATCAACACTACCTGCACCAAATGCTGCTGGCTTTTTATATCCCCTTACATGAATTGTTTGGGCAGAAGACGGCGAAGGATATAACCGTACTTTTTCAGCCCAATCAGACCAATACCAAACATCTCCGCTACTACTTGTATTAAGCGGATAAACTAAATCACCGTCATCACGGCCTATATAGTTGACAATATGATCATCTGTGCGTAAAGCAGCTACGTCACGTAATCCATTAGTATTAGTTACAAGCGTTGTTGAAGAAGACTTCAAATCATAATCAGACGTATTCCCTACCGTAGGGAACGTATCTTCTACCTCATAGAAAGGCCAACGCTTTTCGGAATACACCACTTGGTCGTATCCCTCGCCTATAAAGCGATTTAGGATGTCGTTAGAAATATCATTAGAATCAATATCTAGCAACCCACGAATGTAGGTTCGCATATCCTGTATTTCCATAACTACTTCCTATGAAAGTTACACAGATCGCCACCCGCAGGGGGTCGCCCTTTACAGGGGTCACCCTTGCGAGTTAGCGAACTGCATTTGGTAACTTCAGGGGATGCAACATTTACGCTGGTGTCCATAACTTGACGGACATTTCTATTCAAACCGACACTTTCAGGCCGAGGAGTACTTTCGTGAAAGTTATCCTTAGGTTGGCCATAAGGTCTTGCGTTTGATTTATATGCGTAAGCGTATTCTCTTCCCATTAGCAACTTAGTCGGTTAGACCGTAAAGCATGCCCTGTCGGGAACGGTTGCTTGTTGTTAAGTTACCGTAACAAAGAATCTGTGAGAACACAGAGTCTTTGTTAGTTGGTCGTACAAACGGTGTTGGTTTAAACCAAACATCGCTATGTGCAACGAGTTGTAGATACTTCGTGTTCAAAAAGAACATCTTCCCATCTAATTCAGAATTTGAATCAAACGTTACAGGCGCACCCTTGAATAGAAGGTTCTGAAACCCACTGTCAGCCATATCAGTATCTGTGTACCGAATGTTTCCAGTGAGAAGAGACTCATACTTTTCGTATTCGTCTTGGTCAGTAATGATGATCGTTGGCTGATCGTTACCCACAGAAACAGTATTGTACATGGTTGCCATAGCAGCAACAGTTAGAGCGTCACCCTGATTTGTCAGGGTTGATCTCCACCATGAGTTATCTGAATCAGTAGCATCAATGCCACCAATAGCGCTACCTGAATCGTTTCCAGTTCCAACTAGAGCGTTAAGTCCTAGCCAGTCCTTTCCACCGTTTCCAGCACCGTTTGAATAAAACATAGAATTCATGTTTTCAATTATTGTTTCTTGGGTTTGGAAAATCTTGCCTTCGAGAAGGTCAATGATTTGTGCCTCACCATTGTTTTTGGCTTCTTCAATACCAGAGATTGTTACTGTGGCAGCGTACTGTTTCCAGTCGTACTCAGCAGCCGAAATGCCTGTCTGAGCAGTCGTGTCAATAGTATCTGTTCCAGAGTAAGAACCAGCGGTAGAGTTTGTTCCATAAATTATTGGAACGACAACCTTAGAACCACCACCTATGCGCCGAATTGTCTGACCATTTGTTAGAGCGTAGAACAGAGGCCTAGCGCTAAAAATGTTGTCAGTTAATTTTGGTACATAGTTTTTTAAGGTAGTAGTAAGAATCTCGTCAAAGTTACTGTTTCCAGCAGCCATATTCTTGTCTCCTTAGAGGTTAATTGTTTAACTGTTGTTTTGCTAAAGCGAAAGCTTCTCTAAGACTGGAAATATTAGGAGTAGGTTCAGATTCGGTTCCCGATTGGGTTGACCCTCCAGCACTAACAACCGCTGCATCACGTTTCTTTGATGTGATTTCTTGCTCTTGCGAAAGTTTATCCGCAATAGACTTAACATCTCCAAATTGCCAATGAGCATACGCAGCTTCTAAGTTGGGTATGCCATTTTTGACTGCATGATTCAGTAGGTCTCGCCTATTGAACTCTCCATATTTCTCTTGCAAAGCATTAACTTCACGCTCTACTTGCTGAACACGATGTATCTGCTCTTGCCTTGCTACTTTACCTTCCAACTCAGCTATCTTTAGAGATGTCTTATCGGGTTCTTCCCAAGAAGAAGAAATATATTCTTCATTCGCAGGTTGATTCACAGGTTGGTTACCACCCATATTTACATTAAAAGAACTAGCTAAAGTTTGAAGTGTCCCCGCTGGATCATATTCCAACGCTGACACAATAGACTCAGCTTGATGCAAACGCTCACGTTCAGCAGCTATCTCCTGCGTCTTACGAGTGTAATCCGCTTGTCGTTGATAACCGTTTTGAAGTTCTTCCAGACTGACCTGCTGTTCCTCACCATCTACTTTGATAGTATATTCAGGTTCCTGTGGTACTTCGGTTGAAGTTTCAAGGTTATCCACTGTAATCGTGGGTTCTATGACTTCTGTTTCTTCAGGCACAATTGCCCTCCTTTGGAGTCTTAACTAATAAGTTGTTCCTATAAGAAGTAAAACGTGTCCCATTAAAGGGAAGGAAGTTCCAATCCCATCTGATTTTGCAGTTGGGCAAGGATTTCTGGCGGAATACCACCTGTGGGAGCAAATACTCCACCTTCAGGTGTTGGCGGAGGCATCATAGCTTGTTCCCCCATTGGTGGCCCCATTGGTGGGGGCATCATTCCTGCTTCAGGAGGCATACCACCTTCAGGAGGCATACCTTCCTCAGGCCCACCCATAGGTGGTGGACCTTGTTGCATTAGGAAACGCTCAGGATCAGTAATGCCAAATCCTGCTTCAAGAACATGCATTGCTAAAGCACTTGGGTCAATAATAACCCCAATAAGTGGACCTAATGCGTTCATTAAGGAAATAGCTTGCTGTTTCCTAATAGTTTCATTCATTGGCTGTGTAGAACCAGCTTGCACCGCAAAGTCGTATTCCCCTAAAATCTCATCTCTGCCATAGGGAACCCACGCAGTTTCACCACCACGCAAGTTAATTCTAGCCATTTGATCACCAGTCATGAATTGTTGCATTAATTGCAATACACGGCGAGCAACGAAGGTAATCCCTAGTTCAATAATTGCCAACTTATCTGAAGATCTAGCATTCTGTGCGTCAGCTACAATAGAAGCTTCTGTTGCTGTTCTTCGTATCTCAGGCATAGCTCCACGAGCATACTCAGAAAGACCTGTTACAGTATTGATATCTTCTTCAATTATTTGCGAATAGTTGTAGATTTCAGGAGAGATCGGGATTTGTGGCATAGGAATAACCACTTCACTAAGTGGTTTATTCTCATCAACAACAGGCACAAGGCGACCATCTTGCTCTGATTCCAATGCCTCACGGCCTTCAGGTCCGAAGGAACGTTCATGGTATAAGTATTTACGAGCATATCGTTTCCTATCGTTCATCAATTGAGTTCTAGTTTTATCTAACTCAAGTTGTAAACCTTCCATAGCTTCCAGATCACCCATTGGATAGAAATGATCAGGAACATCATAGTTTCGCAACATAACGAAAGGCTGACCATAAGCATAAGGCATAGCAATGGGATCAACAAGGTATTCTTCACCTTGGTCCGCAAATATTGCAATAGTGTTGTCAGCTATATCATAAAATTCCCATACGACAACTTGATCATCAGTGAACTGAGCTTTTTCTTCTCTATCTGTTTTGGAATACAAGTCGGGGTCTATTGATACAGATAAGCGTTTCCTAGCTGAAGGTTTGTATCTTTTGTCCTTCTTTGCCATCTCTAAAGGTCTAACAATCCTTTGTGCAATCCATTTAGCATCAGCCATGCATGTAGCATCAGGATCAACATAAATGTCAAAGGGGCTGATTCTTTCTACAAAAGGCTGATCTTCAACTATTTTCATAATTGTTTCAGGTAGATTTGCTTCTATTTCTGGATTAGTTGGAATTTCAAGAGATAGTTCAGGTTGTTCCATTACAAACTGATCTGCTTCAGAAATCCCTTGTTTAAGCATAATGTCACGTTCAGTATCAGAAACTGTTTGTTCTTGTTCTACGAATTTCCAACCAACTTTTACCCAACCATGCCCAAATATTAGAAAGTCTTTAACTGCACGCCTATATGGTGTCCTAAAGTCATGATGTCGCCATAAATAGTTAATTACTGCCTCAGCAAATACAGCCCTATCTCTATCTTCAGGGTTATTAGCTTGAACAGTTATTTTAGGGTAGTTAACAGCAACAGAAGGTTCAATAACGTTAACTGTTGAGAATGCTAGGTTAACTGCGATTAGATCTTCGTTAGCTGTTGTTTGAGGAAAGTGCTTACCACGGTATAGATCATTTAATCTACGCCATGTTCTGTCTAATCCTTCAGAATCACGCCATCTCTTGCACTTATCAATACGTTCTTTAGTATTAACTAATTTTTCTGCACGAGTTTTTTTTGCCACATCAGACCTTTGCGATATTCCTACCTTGAGCTTTAGCTTCAGCTACTACTTTCTGCTCACGTTGATTGTTCGTTAAATCCATTTCATCATCAGCTAAAGCAATAGCTTTCCAACCACGTTTCAAATCAAAAGTTAGACCTTTTAACTTGAGATGTCGTTGATATAGCTCTTTTAACTCATCTTCGGGAACAGCGCCACGCAGATTAGTAACGTAATCCGCAAATTCTTGGTAGCTTGCCCCATCAGGCAAGATAGCCATATCTAAGCTGGGTTACCTTTATATTTAGGTTGTTTAGAAGCAGGTTCTACCTTGCCAGACAAACCATGCTGATTTTTAGGAGTTGGCCGTTCCCAAGTCGCACCTTTATCATTGGTGTGATTGTTAATTTTGCCTCCACTAAACCGCTGTTTTGGACTCTGAGGACCATGTGGTTCCCAAATGGGGTTAGCGCAAACACTAGCGCCACGTTCCATCTTATTGTTTTGACCTGACTTGCCGTCAACTGTTTCTGACGCACTTGTGTGCGAAACAAATTTTCTTGCCATTAAAGCACCTTCCATGTATACATATGCTCTATAAGTAAACTAGAGTGTCCCACGAAGATTATGTAAGCCTATTTGAAGCGGAATTTCCGAAGGAGCATCATTCCCAAGGCGAGCAAACCAATCAACAGTCCAGTAATCATCCACTTTCGGCGCATATTCAGGTTCATAAGCGTATTTCCTCATTTGGTTAGCTAAAGCAAGGGCCATAACACGGTCATCATACGGAGAACCAGACATAGAACCTCTATCGTTCCTAGTAAAGGTTCTAAGCTCGGCAACAGTATGCTTGTCGTAAATGGATAATTCCCAATTTCTAAGAGCAGAACCAAGATCATCAATCATCAAAGGTTTAGATGTCCTAGTTGTTTTCCAACCATATTCTTGGCTTATTCTGTTACTAATATTATTTAATTGCCTTCGCCTAAATAGATTAGGATACCCTAAATGCCTTAATTCCGTAATTGTCGTAAGACCATGATTGTTAGACTCAACGCAACAAAGAGCATCACGATACCACAACCCCAAAGCATGTACTTCCTCAGCAAGTAAATCAGGTGCAATGTGTCCATGCCAAATAGCAACTTGTTCTCCTGTTCCAACATTTAATACTTGTATACATGAGTAGTCTCCATGTTTTAAACCTTCAGCAGTATCAACACCCATTACATAAGCGGATCGTGATTCTGGTTCTTTCCAAACTTCAACTGCCATTATCTTCTAAACTCCACATGATTACCATTACGCCACATATAACCAAGTTGCCCTCGGATAGTTTTTTGGTCCATTTCTTGTAATACATCCAGATCAAAAACAGGGTTACCTGACTTAACGAACGCTTCCTCAGGTGTTGTAGGATACTCCTGCGCTAGCTGCCAAGGCAGCATGCTTTCTATCTTCTCTTGATACCAAGCATCTCCCCGATCTTCAGTTGCTGACCAAGGAAAAAACATCGGCGCAAACTTATTTGAACCAGTAGTAGCACCAACCCACAACTGGTGATAAAAATTCCCAGAACCATTCGCAGTGGAGAGACCAATAATGCGACCACCAATGTCAGCAACAGGTTCAATAGAGGCCCAAGCTTCCTCAGGATTTGGGAGAAAAGCCCATTCATCCACAACAATAAGACTTGCTGACTCACCACGAGCTGGGTCAGATGCTGAAGGCATTGACGTAATAAGCGATCCATTCTCAAATCCCATTCTTTGTTGATGTTCCATTAATGATTTAGGACCACGCTCAAGCATCCACTCAGGCAAATGCTTAAAGCCATATTTGGTCTTACGTAATAATAGCACAGCTTCACGTTCAGTACGAGAAAGATCAATTATATTCTGGTCAGAATGAAAAAACGCTAGCCAGAACTGATGAGCAGCTACAAGCGTAGACCACCCAATCTGCCTAGCTTTCAACGTTAAAGAATACCTGTTTTCTTCCCAATGCTCTAACGCTGTTGACTGCGCTTTACGCAAATCAAACAATATACGGCCATGCGCTGGATGAGCTATATTCCAATAGTTTCGCAAAAAATATTCTTCATTTTTTACACACTTCCGCCATTCGGCTTCTCGCTTAATCTCTGATAGACTATACGACATGCTAACTAATATCTACTGGCACATGCCAGACGCACTGACATCAAAAGAAGTTGACTACATAGAATCAGAAGGAAATACACAGTTTAAACTCTCTTCTTCACAAGGTTCCCATCAGGGAGATAACGCTGAAAGATCTTCCCAGATAGCTTGGCTTGATAACTCCACAATAGAGCTAATGCTAGAGGAACTTGCCGAGTCTGCGAACGTTGACGCTGGATGGGTGTTAAATTTGATGCACCCAGAAGCCGTACAGTACACGACTTACGGAGAAGGTGACGAGTACGGTTGGCACATTGACGGACACCAAGACCGATACGCTGCAAAGGCTTTAGTTCAAACAGCCACACACCCAATGCCATTGAACCAAACACTAAACCCGCTATTAGCAGGCTTAGTCCGTAAATTAAGCGTTGTCGTAAACCTAAGTTCCCCCGAAGATTACGAAGGGGGGACATTAGAGTTCCTTTACAATGGGGATAAACACGAAATTCCTACACCCAATAGAGGATCTGCTATAGTTTTTCCTAGTTTCATACATCATAGAATAACTCCTGTTACCAAGGGTATCAGAAAATCAGTCGTCATGTGGATTAACGGTCCACCGATTCAGTAGAGCCACTAAACGCAGCATCTAATTCAGCTTTCGTCAAAACACCGTCATCCGCAAAGGCAATAGCTAACTTCTGCAATACCTGCGCTACTGCTGCAACCCCACTAAGGATCGCAGCTTTATGCACTTCAATTCCACCAATAATGGAGCTACCCCCAATAATCGCCATGCATTGTATTCCAAACACGCTCACTATTCGTAAGCAAGTGTTCACAAATACACCCATACTGTCTGTCATTAATTTTCCTTCTCTAATAGCACACCAATCATATGGAATACAAAACTGGCAACGGATATCCAAATACCCATCTCACGAGTTTCCCCAGAAAGTGTGATCAAAACGATTCCTGTTCCACCGATTGTCCAGCTTAAAGCGCTGGTTTCAAAAAATATTTTCTTTAAAAATTTCATCTTCTTCTTCTTCCCCCTTGAGGAACTGACGGACCACCAGACGGTGCTGGCATAGGCCGAACAGTAGGCCTTGCAGCAGCCACAGCACTAACCGTTGAAGCAGTCACAACAACACGCCGTTCCTGCACAGTAATAGTGCTATCTTCCGCTTGATAATCCTCAAATCCTCCAGCGAATATGTTGACCTCCGTTTCAAACTCTTCCTTCACCTCATCAGGTGCTTCATTAAATATCTCAGGAGCCTTCTCAAATACCTCAGCTAACTCCTCTTCACTACTTTCCTCAAAAAAATCAGGATTATCCTCTATTACCTCTTCCAAAAATTCCTCAGCAGCATCTTCATCTTGTAATATTTCAGCCAGTATCTCATCATCTAAATCCTCTATTTCCAGTTCTTCAAAATCTTGTTCCTCTAATCCCACATCTGGTGCGAGTTCAAAACGTTCCTCTTGTTCTGTTTCATCAACGAAATTTGTTTCTTCTTCCGCCTCTGTCTCAATTTCTTCTGGTATGTCTGCATCAATTACTTCTTCGTCAAAAAATTCTTCTTCTATAAATAGTTCCTCTTGTCCCTCATCTAACTCTGGCAAATCCTCTAAATCAAAGGGTTCTTCCTCAAAATCAAATTCAAAAGGTTCAAAATCTTCCCAAATTTCAGAGCCTTCCAAAATTTCAATTATTTCCTCGTTAGTTGGCGGTTCAACAACTATAATTACAGGTGGAGGAGGTTCAGGAGTGGGTTCAGGAGTAGGTTCAGGTTGAGGAGGCTCAGGAGTTGGCTCAGGAACAGGCGTAGGGGTAGGAACTGGCTCAGGCGTAGGCTCAGGCTCTGGGCTAGGCTCAGGAGTGGGTGTAGGATCTGGTTCTTCTAACTCAGGTACAGTCCACTGACCACCAGAAATCTCCAAAGAATACACGCCAGAAGTATCCTCGCTATACGCATCAGCTTGTAATACATACGCTCCCGCAGGCAAAGTTTCAATAATTAACGCATCCCAACACAGGTTAACACCATCATTATGTTCAGCCGAATCATCATCCTCAAACAACAACACACCCTGATCATCATATAACATCAACATCGGATCAGCAGCATACAAATCAGTACCAGCACCAGTCTCCCAATCATCGCAAGTCAAAGAAGTATAAGTCCTAACCACAACCTCAGTTTCTTCTTCCAAAACAAACGTAAATTGTGGGCCTTCGCCCACAACATCAACAACTATATTACAATCCCAACCATCATCAGTCGCCTCACACACAGTCTGAGCAACAGAAGCAGGCGCAAACCACACCACAACCAACAAAGAAGCCAGCAACGCCCTAGCAAAAAGGCGAAAAAATTTAGACACCTAACCCCCCAGTTAGATTACTTTAAACGGCCATTCCTACCATGACCATTCCTAGCCCTATTCTTCCTAGAGTCCTCCAAAACAAGGCCACCACTACGAGTATGCGACAAATCCTTACCAGTTAAAGCCATACCCATACGTTTAGCCTTACGCCTAGCAGTAGATAACTCAGAACGTTTCTTACGTTGCTCAGGCTTCCTATTAAACTTCTTATCATACTCCTGTTTCTTACGATAAGACGCAGGATTATCACGATACTTCTGTGCAGAACTCTTAGCCATTACTGGCAACTCTCACAAATCTCAGGATTCTCCAAACCACACTCCAAAACCTCATCATCCTCACCAGAAATAGCCCAATCCATAGACCATTCCAGCTCAATCAAACGCTTAGGATCAGACATCTAAACCACTCATCAAAGACTCCAACTCAGCATGCAACTCAGCATCAGACAAACCAGACACTTCCCTATCATCATCCAAAACCAACCTACGCTTAGGAGTAAACTTCTCAATGTATTGCAAATACAAGGAAGCAGCCTTCACATCACCCTCCACAGCAGCAGCATGCAAAGCATCCACAACCCCCTGAGTTCTCTCAGGGTGAACATTCAACTCAGTTGCCCTACGGTCCCATTCTCGGATGAACCTAGGATCAGTTTTCCACCGCCGAACAGTCCTCTCATTAACATCATTTTCAACAGCCCAAAGTCTCGTAGTAGACGGTACACGAGATTCCGATAACAACCAGTCCAGATATTTTTTCCATTTATCTGGCATTGTCTGTTGTCCTGTTTCAGGGTCTGTTTTCCAGCCTTTGCCTCCACCGTTTTGTGGCATGTTGTACCTCCTATTATTTGTTTTTCTTGTCCCAAATGTGGGACACTCCCTTTATAGGTAACAGTAAGAATGAAAATCTGCCTCACAGATTTTCATTCTTTTTCTGTAACACCGTCACCACTGTATTCCCTAAACACCCAACAGTCCCACAGGGGAATACATCCTGAAGGCAGACAAATCTGCCTCAAAACGCCCTCATCTACCCCCGCCGAACTTAACATAACGACCAAAGTTTAAAAAAACGCACGCACTGTCCCTCGTTATCTATACATGCAGAGCGTGGCGACCCCACCCCCCCCCTAGGGGTGTTGTTACATGCGACTGCGCCACGCATCAATGCGTGGAAAAATATTTGATGGGCGGATATCTGGAGAGAAACGGAACTGAACATTTTCACGCATCAATGCGTGCGGATTGAGAATTGATTTCTAGGCATTCTTTGCGTGTCTTGTTTCAAAGTATCCACGCATCAATGCGTGAGATATAATGGTTCTAGCAGGTGGAAGTGCCACCTGCGGAAAGGCTCAAATTGAGCAAAGAAATAACAGGTAAAGGCGCTCATAAAAGCGCTGCTGTGGAAAGTGATGTGACGGTCACTTCTTCAGCCAAGAGGCCTGATGGGGCACCCCATCCTTCTGATATTGATTCAGAGGCTACTGAAATTGTCGGTAGGACAATAGGAAGGTATGCACGACTCAGTAAAGAAAAAATTACTGAGAAAATGCAATCCCTGATTGGTTCCCTGAAGGCTACGGAGGAAAGGACGAGAGCAAAGACATTAGAACTTTGTGACTTCATTTACTCCCTTGGCTACATGGGTGATGAGTTAGTAAAGCGCTTCCCTGAATTTGAGAAGACTGCTGCTACTTGGAACCACATGAGGAATGCTGGAAAGACAAGAGATGCAATCAGAATCAAGTTACTCCCATTCATTGAGAATGGCGATATCAACCCTGATTCATTGATCAATCCAGACGGACCTAAAAACCAAGACTGGAGAGACTTTCCTAATGCGTGCTTGGATTACAGCGACGTTAAGAAGATTGCTGTGAAGCGAGTAACAGGGAACCAAGGTAAGAAGATTTCAAGAATGTATGCGCAGGGATACACCCTTGATGAGATCAAGTCTGCCAATAAGAAAAGCTTCCAAACTGCTGATAAGTCTGGACCAAATACGAAGAAACTTGTAGAAGATTTCTTCACTTTGATCCATGATCGTGCTTCAGCTGGCAAGGACCTTTTCCAAGGTGACGAGATTGAAATGATTAAGTCCCTTGGTAATGCGTGGGTAACTGCTGAAAACACTGCACAACATCTCTGGAGTCCATCTCCACAAGGTGACGGCTATGCAGCTATCTACAAACCTGAAAGCGGGACACTCCTTGGAGAGTTCAATGCTTCAATGAAGAAATTTGCTAGGCAAGAATCCGCTGCACTATTTGGTTTAGAAAACCAGATTGAGGCGGAGATAGTAGCTGAAAGAAAAGCAGCAGCTGAAGAAGCAAAAGCAAGTAAGTAACAAATAAAGATTAAGGCCGCCACGCATTAATGCGTGGCGGCCTTTTTTTTTGTTTTCTTTTTCTTGACGCATTAATGCGTCAAGCTTTTTTTTTGTATGCCACATTCTTGTGAGTGAAGCTGATGGTTACTGTTTCTTCCCGCCGATAGTGGCGCAGTGTGTGCGTATGGTCAGGATGGTCAGGGAGTAAGTTTATGGTCAAGCATCTTGTTCGTGGTAATTGGGCGTGGGTGTTTGCCAGATAGCGAAGAACAGGGTTGCCCCGATATAATGGTAGTTGTGAGTGGGAGTTCCATTCACTGGAAAGGAAAAGCATGAGTTACAAGAATTGCAATTGCACTGATGGTTGCAGGAAGGTACTGCGGAAGCACCTGAAGGAGAACCCTGACAGGTCAGATATTAAGGAGTACCTGAAGAAGAAGTAAGTTTGTGGGATGTTCCCACGCAGCGATGCGTGGGGAATGTCCTACGGAGCAGCTAGTCACGTTGTTTGGTTCGTGGTTGGCTGTTCCGTAGGGCAAATAGCCCTGACTACGCATTGATGCGTAGTCTCCTTTTAAGGGAGTAATACATGAGTAAAAGCAATATTACTTATACCAGACAAGTTTGGTATGAGGGTATGGTTCGTCTGCCTAATGTTTTGGGTAAGACTGTTCATGCTACATTCAGTATCTCTAACAGCCGTTCACGAGTCGGCATGTTGGCGATAGATGTGAGTCAGTTGATGTTGCGTGATCGTATTCATAAGGAGCTAGTTTTAGATCCTGTTGATAATCGGTCTCGTAATATTATGTGGCTTGAGAGTATCTTGCTGAGTTTAGATGTGGAACAAAACCAGCTTTGGTTAACTACGCCTAGGGACAATGGTCCTTATGTGCTTGAATGTGATGGTTTGTCTGAGGTTATTTCAGACTTAACTAAGATAGTTACCAGCGAATGTTAGAACCATTTCATTGGACAGATCTCATCTGGATATCTGTGTATCTGATTGTATTTCCAATAGTCTTCTGGCAAGCGAAGGTTCTTTGGCAATCTTGTGTGCAGCCGTTATGGGTTGAGGATCTGCGACCTATTGTCCTTGCAGCTTGGCGGAAGTTTGAGAAGTTGTTAGGTATTTAGGGTAGTCAGGAAAAGCCCCACGCAGCGATGCGTGGGGCTTTTCTTTGACTCTTTTTTTTGTGTCTTTTTTTTGTTCTCTTTTTTTGGCGCAGTTGGGCTGCGCCGAAAGGCTCCGCCGATAGTGGCGAGCTGGATGCGTGGGTGTGTTTATGGTTAGCCATATGACTAGATGGTTGCATGTCTGGTTATATGGGTGATCATATGGTTACCGTACAATTAAATAATAAGGAGAAAGCTATGTTAGAAACAATGGTTAAACTCAAGCACAAGCCGACATTAGGTCGGGTGCGCCTATCGTTAGACAGGAAGGTCACGCCTTTTGCAGTGCAGAAGGGTGAGCGTCTGAACAATGCGATCAGTAGGGGCATTCGGAATACATTCGGTTTGCCTGCTGTTGTGTCTTGTCAGGAAGGTATGACTAAGTTTTGTGATGATTGCTATGCAGCCTCAATTGAGGACATTCCGAGCGTCATGGATAAAGTTTGGCATAACTGGATGACGTTTAAACCCCATTTAGATAACAGTGATGAGCTACTACGCTTGATGGAACCGATGGTTGCTGAGTGCGTGGATGAGATGGTCCGCCTTGGTGTGCCTGAGGAAGAATGGATATTTCGCCATCTATGGGATGGTGATATTCCTAGTTATGAGTTCCTTGAAGCATTGATGCGTCTGTCTGCTTCGTTCCCTCGTGTACAGTTCTGGGTTTATACTCGGAGCTTTGGGTATGTCCGTCAGTATCTTGATAACCCGATTGATGCATCAGGCAATGATGTAATTCTACGAGGCAACTTTTCTTTGTATTTGTCTGTTGATGAATATAATAAACATCGTTTAGTGGAGTTGAATTTGCTTGGTCTTGAAGGAACCGTGGACTATGCGTTTTGTGGCGACACATTTGCAGATACTGAAAAGCTTGCGAGGGGTCTGGGAATGCGACCTATGCTTAAATGTCCTGAACAAACTGGTCGTACTGATCTGGTTGAATGGGGTACTGCTGAGACTGAGCGTGGTAAACGTTTGGGTCAAGGTGCGTGCGCTAAATGCCAGTATTGCGTTTATGGCAATGGCAATGTTCAGTTCGCTGTTCATCCTAATAGATACGGAGGTGAAGCAATGACAGAAGTATATGGAGTTGAAGATTGCAACACCTGTGGCGATACTGGCAGGTGGGAATCAATCGTTGAGGAAGCGCCAACTGTGCTAGTGGACTTAGGTCCATGCCCTGACTGTGATCAGTCAGCGAATTGGTATGAGGAAGGATAACATGTTTGCCCTGCTTCGGTAGGGCTTGCATGTAAGTCTCCACGCAGTGATGCGTGGGGGTTTACATGCAAGAAGATTTCTTGCAGAGATTATCAAAGGATAATATGTTAAATAATTTGATAAAAATGAAGAATGGAAGGCACATCGTAAAAGTTGCGCTATTCCAAGACACTAGTAAAGGCTACCCAATTGTTGGGACTGTGCTTTGCCATTGGGGAAATATAGATCCTGAGGAATATGTCACATGGCATGTTGCTGGGAATATAGATCCGCTAGAGCAATACAGTCCTATCTATTTAGAGACAGCTTCAAGTGGTCACTACATTATTGGTAAGGAAGAAGCTATGGTTGATTTTAATCAGCGTCAAGCTGAGAGAATCCAATGGGCAGTAGCGATTGGATGACTGATTCAAGAGAAACAACAACGACTGATTCAGATGAATGGTTCGTAATCCATGATTGGTTTAAGCCTAAGGATTGGAAGAACTATCCAAGACAAGGTACTTACCGTAGAGATATCATCGGACCTTTCAAAAGCTACGATGACGCTCACCAGTATTTACTATGTGACATGATGGCAAGACAGCGCCGACCCTTTATCGTCAAGGGGAAGGACATTCCAGTGAATAGGACTTATGGTCCTGAAGTTTATATGGATGACGCTATATTTGATGACGATGATGCTGAAGCTACTCTCTCGTAGAGTTACCAGCTTCTGAGATGGCGGTGGGGGTTTATTGCTTTTCCCCTCACCGCCTCTCTCATATGCTCATTATGCGTAACCATATTTGAAGTAGAAAAGATCCTATGGTCACAGATATAATGGGTATATGAGTGAGTGATATCTCACTAAACATATATAACCAACTATGCCACGCATTGATGCGTGGCAGGGAGAAAGTATGACAATTAAATATAAAGAAATAACCAAAGAGTTGGTGCGTGAAGCAGTCGCCGATGAGATAATTCTCGGTGACGGACACAGCATCATGAACCCTGATTTTTATGGTAAGCACTTTGATGTTGAACATCTGGTACATACGTTTAAATCAGACTTGTCAGATCACAAGAGTACGCTCTTTGTGAATGGTGAACCAGTAGAGGAACTTAAAGGTATCTATAACCTTGTGTTCGTTGAATGGTTAGCTGGACAGATTGGTTTAACTTGGCGAGACTACGGTTCGTATGGTGGGCGTGGGTTTCAAGCGCAAGCTATCGTTCGCACCATTGAGAAATGGGCAAACTCGGATGACTTTCATTTTGTCAGTCAGGAAGAGTATGACGCAGAGGAAAAGCGTAAGCGTGAAGAACGTAGTAAAGCTATCAGAGAAGCTAACCCTGACTTATTTGAGGATTCTGACAATGGCTAGAATTTTGAAAGAATTTCCCAAACAATATGGTCGGGGTCGTCGCTTCGGTGGTGATCCCTCATGGTTTAATGGTCAGGTATGGGAGCTAGAGATAGCGACAGACCTGTCACGTTACAAGGATGCTAAGAATGCTCGTGGTGCGATGGTGCAACATGCTGCTAGGAAAGGGCTGAAGCTACGCACTAGTATTGACAATGACAAAGGCATCTTTATCATGCAGGCATACAGATGAGTGACCACCAAGAACCACCAAAGACATACACTGTCGGGTTTTCCGAACTCAACCAAGCTCTTGATTGTCTGATGGCAATTAAGATATGGATGGAAGAAGCATCAACAGCGATGGATCAAGTAATAGACCAAGTGCTGGATACTTTAGATCCGTCTTTAGCTGATCAATTGGAGACACTGAAGGAAGTTAATCCTGAAGCGTTTGAACAATTGAAACAGCGGGTTGAGGATGGCGAAGCTGACCAAGGTATTGCTACCCATGTAGCTGAGGTTATTGATATCAATGAGCGTAGGCGTATTGATAAAAACCCCAGTGATTTACTTTAACCACGCATTGATGCGTGGTGGTCTATCTGGCGACATGTGCAGGTTCAATTCCTGCATAGACCACGATCTCAGGATAAGCCTGAGACATAAAAAATAAGGAGACTATATGTCAACTTTATATACAGTTAAGGATCACATGTTTAGCGATCCTGATGACGAGGAGGAGAGGAATACAATGAATCTCGCTCTTGACTCAGGTGCGTTATTCAAGGTCCACACCCAACCTGTCAGAGTTAGTAGGCATGGAGGTGTATCAGTAGAGAAGATTGAGGAAGGCAAGTACAGAGATAAGCCAACTCATCAGATCTATTACCGCACCCATGATGATGATCCAATGGGTCCGCTACAGAAAATTCTTAACGTAGCGCATCCATCCCATCCTGCGTCTAACTACCAACAGTTCCTAGAGATGATGGAGTCTGTATTCCCTCAATCCTGCATCAATGTAGATGTGTTGGATGGCGGTGCTAGGCTTGCATGTCGCTGGCTTCTGGAAGAACCAGTGGATCTAGGTGACGGCGATGTCGTACAACCCCATATTCTGGGGCTTGCTTCGTTGAACTCAACTTGGACTACTTCTGTCATTACGTTTGTTACTCGTTTGTTTTGCACGAACCAACAACGTCTTGGTGGGAGCATTATTTCAGTTAAGCGTTCAACGAACCATGACATTCGTTTGCATCTTCGGTCAACTGTTCTTGCTGATAAGGCAGACAGCCTTGAAAGGTACATGACTAATGCATCTGCGCTGAAGCATCTCAAAGTGAGTGATGGTGAGTTCAGACGTATGTTTGACATCATTGTGCCTGAACCTGAAGTAGATGAAGAAGGTAAGATCCATGGTCGTACCCAGAACATCTATGACAAGAAGGTTGAAGCTGCTCAATACTATTGGGGTGAAGAGAAAGCTGGTCCAGCAGGTGCAACTGCATGGGGCGCTTGGAATGCTATCCAGTCAATGGAATATCATGACTTAGCTAACTCTAATGCCAAGAAGATTGAAGTTGTGCGAGGCAAGCAACCATTGAGTGATATTGCTATGTCATATCTTCGTGAATTGGAGTTATATTAGTATGAGTGAACCAAGTGAACCAAGCTACGACATTGATGTACAGCTTTCAG